GTAGAATCAAACCCGCTACTCAAGGCTATCAACCAGGGCGACCGTGACAGACGGCTTGCCGACGCTGAAAAGAAATGGAGAGAGGAAACCCTCCCGAAGCTCTTGGAGGCAGAAAAAGAGAAGGGCAAGAAAAGCCCGCTCGAGTTGCAGGTTGAACAGTTGCTGAAAGAGAACGAGGCCGCGAAACGCGAGGCCTTGATCGAGCGACAAAAGAACCGCGCGATTGCGAAAGCCAACGAGATTGGCGTTCCTATCGGGCTTATCGACAAATACGTCGGGACAACCGACGAAGAAACGGACGAAGGGTTGCGCATCCTTTCCGAGACTTTGCTACCGTGGCGCGAAGGCGCGGTAAAGAAAGAACTGGAAAAATACGGCTCGCAGAAAACTCCCGTTGGGGGCGCGACCGGTGGAGTGATAACGCGCGATTCCTTGCAGACTCCGGAAGGCCGAAAGGCCATGCTTGAAGCCGCAAAGTCGGGCGCTCCGCTCCAGATTCAAGAATAAAGAAAGGGGAAACAAATGTCGAACACGAACATGAGTTACCTGTATCCTGAGTTCTGGGCCGCTGGATTCGACGCGCTTGACGTCGGCCAGTACAACCTCCAGAACTTTGTTTCTCGCGGGGTTGAATCTAAGCTCGCAAACGCAGGTGACACGGTAAATGTGCCTATCGCACCCGACTTTGGAATAGCTTCCGACTGGACACCGGGCTCAAACATTGTGCCATCTGCTGTTACACAGACACAGGCGCAGGTTGTCCTGAACAAGTCTAAGCAGATTGTAAAGGGTTTCACTGACGCCGAACTCTCGATGAGCGCATACGACCTGGTCCAGAACTACGCAACCAGCATGGCAAAGTCCATCATGCAGGCTGTCAACAAAGACCTGTATCTTGAACTCCTCAAGACAAGCTATTTCGTTGACGCAACAGCCGGAATCTCAGAAGACTCCATCGCTGATGCAGGCACGAAGCTCTCTGAAAATGAAGTCGGCCTTATCGACCGCCGCCTGGTTGGCTCTCCCGGTATGATCGGTGCGCTTCGCAAGATCGACGTTTTCCGCGACGTAGATACCAACGGAACCAACTCGATTATCCGCGACGGCCGCATTACCCGCCAGTACGGATTTGACATCTATGAGAACAACATCATAAGCAAGTATACTCCTGCTGACGTTGCGGGAGCTATCGTCCATGCGACCGAGTTCCCAGCTGGCGCGACTACCATCGTGGTAGACGGGTTCAATGACGACGCTACACCGATACGCGTTGGCGATATGTTCAAAATCGCAGACGAAACCGGCGCTCCGTGGCATACTGTTATTTCGACCGAGGTCACTTCGGGCGATACGACTTCGATCACCTTCACGCCAGCGCTTGCCAGCGCCGTCGCGAATGACAAGGTTGTCACCGTGACCCCGACTCAATCGCTTCTTGCGTTCACTCCAGGTGCACTCGCGTTCGCGGCTCGCGCCTATGCAACCGCTCCGAAGCCCGGCGCTATGTCGAGCATCGTAAACGTGCAGGGCCTCCCGGTACGCATTACCACCTGGACCGATAGCGCAACGCTGAATCTGAATGTCGCGTATGACATTCTTTACGGTATGACTATGGTCAATCCGAAAAGAGTTGTCCGCATACTCGAAGACGCCTAGCAACCGGCCGGGGCTTATGGCTCCGGCCTTTTCTCATGCCGCTTGATTCAGGCGGTATAGGAAAAGGGGGAATCAAATGAAAATGAAAAAGGTTAACGGATCGGTGACACACCTGTTCGAGCTTCCTGATAACGTGGCACGCCAGATGCTCGCCGCTCATCCCGGCGTTTATTTCGTAGCAGATGAAGAGCCGGTAAAAGAACCGCAGGAAGAAGCCGAGCCTGAGAACAAACCGGAACATCCTGTGCAAGCCGCGAAGAAGCCCGGACGGAAGCCCGGAAAGAGGTAGTAAAATGGCAGTAATCACGCTTGCAGAATATAAAACTCTCAAGGGAATAACCGACACCACGCAAGACTCGCTCATATCGGTATTCATTCCACTTGTCCAGGATGACATCGTGCAGGCGTGCAACTACTCATTCGGCTTCGATACCGACGCAGAGGATTTTCCCGCGTCGCTCAAACTCATTGCCGCGCAGATGATCACGTATCAGATGAGCGCGCAGAAAGGATCAAGCGTTTATCAGAGTGAAAACATCGAAGGGTATTCGTATACTCGCGCATCGGTCGGCGGCTCAGGGTATCCCGAGACAATAGAGAAAGCGCTTGAAAAGCACAAGCGCGCTCGCGTTGTAATCACTCAGGTACAAACGCAATACCGAGACCGCAGGCAGTATACGCCGTCGATGCTTTCAGAAGCGCCAGCCGAGTACAATGTCCCAGGGGTTGCAGAATGAGCGCGCCTATAAGCGAAATAATGCTGACACACTCGGCTGATTATTATCCGGTGACCGGACTCGACGCGCGCGGGAAGCCGACATATGGTACAAAGGTTTCACTCTCGGCGGTGCGGTTTACTTCAAAGATAAAACAAAACGTCATGATTGCGACCGGCGAGCAGAAGAACGACAAGGGCGCATTGTATTTCGATTCGTCTATTTCCAGACCTTCCGGGCAGACCTTCGAAAAGAACGGAAAAATAGTTTACGGCGGCGCGTCGTATTTAATACGTGAAATCTCCGATCCTTCCGGTGACGGCGGCGTGCATCATGTTCGGCTCGCATTGGTCGGCGCGTCATGACAATATCAATTGACCTTGATGAAAGAGCGATTAAGCGGAAGATTGAGATCGGGGTTGACCGCGCACAGCTCGCGCTTGATGTTCAGGTGTTGAAGGATGACAATTATTTTGCTCCATTCCGCGAAGGGACGCTTATGCGCAGCGGGCATATCCCTGAACCAGGGGCGGTAGAGTGGGACGCTCCACACTCACGTTATCAGTATTATAACGGCCCTAACAAGTCGAAAGACATGAACCCGAACGCGACGATGTTGTGGCACGAACACGCGAAGGCGCGCAACTTAAAAGACTGGGAGGCTTTGGCCAATGAAGAATATAATCGCTGACCTCGCCGCGTACATAACCGAGCACTCGACTATTCTGGGTCCGCTTGTCTATATCGACATGATACCGACCGACACAGGCGATGCCATGATGATACGCGCGAATCCGGGGAATCCGGTGGAGGTGCGAAGCTATAGCAAATCCAGACACGGGCAATTCCCTTTTTCTGTATACGCGCGAAGCGATGACAGCGGGAAGGCTTATGATACTTTATGCGCTCTTATTGATATACTTGACCTTGAGGAAGTGAACCTCACGGATGAAACACTGGTTACAATCGAACCGACTTCGAACCCTTCGCTTGTGCAGAAGATCGAGGCGGGGGATTATACATATATAGCCGGTTTTCGGCTAACATATTTTACAAGGGGGTAGGAATGAGATTCCCACTCAACTACGAAACGCTTCTTGAAGTCGATATCACGCCGAAAGCCGCGACAAGAACATATGTCAGGCTTGCCGAGGGTGTCGCAACCGTAGAGACTTCAATGAACGAAGTCAACGACCAGCAAAGCTTCTACGCTGACGAAGGATACGCGACCACCAGAAAAACCGGCGGCCAGCTTATTCTGACCGTTAGCGGAAGCCGTGTAACCGGAGACGCCGCCCAGGACTTTATCGCCGGACTCTTTGGAGCGTTTGGTGACGATGCAATTTCAAACGTCAGGCTGACCAGCTCGGACGGCGAGGTCAAATCAGGACCCGCTACATTCACTTCGATTGTGGCCGGAGGTGGCGACGCCGGATCGCTCGGCGCGTTCTCGTGCGAGATCCATGTAAACGGAAAGCCTTCGATCACTCCGCGATCTGGAGCGCCCGCGCTGTCCGTCGTAATCGCTGCCGGATCCGTTGTCGGATCAACGAAAGCAACCGCAACCGCCGCGGAAGGAAACTCACTCGCGTACAAGCTCGCCGCGCAGTCGGCTGGCACTATTTACGCGAAGCAGTACCTTTCCGGATACACCGCGTACACTTCCGGAGATGATATCATGGCGTCATCCGGACAGACTTTACAGGTATACGAACTCGACGCAAACAAACGCGTTGTAAACTTTGCCGAAGAGGTCCTGGAAGCAGCCGACATCAATCCCGGCACTTAATTGGATGGGCGGGGTTTCGGCTCCGCCCTTTATTTAATCATTGGAGGAAACAATGGCAGACTTTAAACTCGAGATTGGAAGCGGAGTAAAAACCGTTGATATTACAGACACGAACGGAAATATCCTCGCGACGAAATCCATCAACGTAGGAAACAAAACCGAGTTGAAGCGATGGATTGAACAGCTTTCTGGACTCGCCGAAATAAAACTTTCTTCGCCTGATGGACTTGATGAAGTCGAAGCGATGGAAAAGAAGATCATTAACGCGACGTTAGGCGACTGGGACCTTTTCTGGCAGGCATCCGGCGAAAACCCGATAGTCCTTCTTCGTACACTCATGGCTCTTCTACGCTGGCTTGAAGAACAGCTCAACGCCATGTATAAGGATCTCATCTAATGTATAACCCGCTCCTCGATAACGCTCCGGCGACATGGGGCGGGTGCGCTATCCGAACGGACTTCCGGCAGGGGTTGAAGTTCTTTCGGATAGCTCAAGACGAAACGCTTGATGATAATGAAAAGGCTTGGTTGTATATCCGGGTTTTTTTTGAGAACACACCTCCGCTTGAGGGTGTGTTTGATTTTATCAGTCTGTATGTTTCCGGCGGAGAGAAAAAAGAATCTTCCGGAAAAAGGGTGTTCGATTTTAACGTAGACGCCGGCCGGTTGTATGCGGCGTTTTTCCAGGTGTACCGGATAGACCTGAAAACATGGGAAGCGCACTGGTGGGACTTTCTTGAACTATTCAAAAATCTTCCGGAAGGAACTACGCTACACACCGTCATGGATATACGAGGAAAGAAGATAGACCCGAAGGCCGACCCGGAATACCGGATGCAGTTGGCTCTTGCGAAAGCGGCCGTCGCGCTGGAGGCGGAAAAGATTGATATTTACGGAGCGTGGAAATGAGCGACGGAAGCATCCGGATTGATACAAAGATTGGAACAGAAAACGTCTCGAAGGATTTAAAGAAGCTCAGCGCATCACTCAAAGACGGCGTAGAGAAAGCGGCTAAAGGCGCAACCGTCGCGCTTGCTGGGATCGCCGCTGGTATAGCCGGGATAGCCGCCGCGTCGAAGAAGTTTGCAGACACTACCGACCGCGTTGACAAGATGAGCCAGGCGGTCGGACTGTCTCGGCGGACGTTTCAGGAATTAGACTACGTATTCGCTCAAAACGGCGCGTCTATGGACTCGCTCCAGATGGGCATGAAAACGCTACTTGAAAAAGCAAACGCAAACTCAACGGCTTTCAAACAGCTTGGCGTAGAAGTTCGCAAAGCTGACGGATCTCTCAAATCTCAAGACGATATTTTAAAGGATACTATCCGCGCATTCGAGGGTGTTGCTAACGGACAGGGAAAAGCGATTATTGCGCAGGAGCTTTTCGGGCGCAATGCACAGGCTCTCATGCCGACGCTCAATCAAATGTCAGGAAGCATGGATCTCCTTTCAGAACGCGCGAATGATCTCGGAATAGTTCTATCAGACAAGGCGATTGACGCAGGCGTGATGTTTGGTGACACAATGGCCGATGTTCAAAACGTAATGAGCGCGGTAATCAATACGGCAATCGAGCCGATTATCCCGCTAATCACAGACGCCGCAAATCAGTTCGTGTCATGGGCTACAGAAAGCGACACGCTGAAAAACATCATGCAGTCACTCGGGGAAGTCATTGTCGCAACATGGAACAATGGAGTTATTCCGGCAGTTATCGCTGGTGTCGCGGCGGTTAAAGGCATAACAATTGCGTTCGCAGTTTTCAACGCTGTTGTCGCGGCTAACCCTCTCGTCTTAATTATTACAGGAATTATCGCCGCGATCGGCGCAATCGTCGCAGTCTCTATCTTGCTATATAAAAACTGGAACAAGGTGCAAACATTCATGAGCATCACGCTTGCGAAAATAAAAGGCGCGTTCATTATACTTGGAAGCAAGATTCAAGAATCAATGACAGTAGCTTTCAATGGCGCGAAGATCGCTCTTTATTCTCTCACCAACGCGATATACCAGAAACTCTTTACAGCGTTCTTAGGTCTGATTGAAATCCTTGCGAAACTTGACTTCGCTGGATTGTTCACGAAGCAACTTGACGGCGCGCGAGCGTCAGTAAACAAATGGTCTGGATCGCTTAACGACGCTTTGGTCGACGCTAAAGAAGAAAGCGCGGCGGCGGTGCAGGCGGCGAAGGACAAACAAGACGCTATCGAAACATCAGTAAACGCGAATATCGCAGCACTCCAAAGAGAATCTCAGGCGGTAGAGCAAGCAACCGACGCGCTTAAGGCAAGCGCGGAAGAAGAGCAGAAGGCTGCACAAGGAAAAGTAGAAATAATCGCGAAAACTCAAGAGCAGATCGAAGAGGAAGAGGCTCTTGCGGCGATACGCGTGAAGACCGATAAAGAAGCGGCAATTCTTAACGACAAAGTCCTTGCTGGCATCCTCTCAGAAAAAGAAGAGCGCGAGGCTCTTGTAGGACTGATCGACTCGCAGATAGACGCGCTTTACCAGATTGGTGCAACATCAGATGGAAGCGACGAAAAAAGCGCAGCATTGCGTGAGTATATAGAGATCATGAACCGCTTGAAAAAAATTTCAGGAGGCGTTGCGCCTGTCGCGGAGAAAGGTCTGCGTGGCGTTCTGCTTGCGATACGCGACAAGTCATCCGGCATTGTGAACCAGGTTAAGGTTATGATGGGGAAAATGTCGGACGTGATAGGATCAGGATTCTCATTCGTTAAAGGTGTTTTCTCGAAAGGATTTTCTCTCCTTTCAAAATTAGCGAAGTTCGACCCTAACGCAATGCTTGCGAGCTTGCAGGAGTTTCTTTCCGGGCTAGAAAACTTCTTCACGGTCGATCTTGCGCTTTCTCCGGTATGGTTAAAATCAGCGTTCGAGATGATCGGAAGTTTTTTATCTGGCATTATACAAAACCTTCCGGCGATAATGACTACTTTCAGGAATGCTATAAACCAGCTCGCCGCGCTTATAATCCAATATGCTCCAACGTTCATCGAAAGCGCAGGGCAGATCATCATGGCGCTCATAATGGGGCTTGCAGACGCAGCGCCTCAGCTGGTAACGGCTGCGGTAACGGTTATTATGTCATTGGTAACATTCATCCTCGAAAACCTTCCTGAACTAATCACGGCAGGCGTTCAGATGATCGTCGCGCTTATAAACGGGCTCGGCCAGGCTCTTCCTAGTCTCATTTATGCAATCGTAAACGCCTTGCCGGAAATAATATCCGCTATAATAACGGCGTTCCCAATGATTGTGCAGGCGATAGTAGACAACCTTCCGGCGATTGTTGAGGCGGTATTGTACGCCATTCCGATGATTGCTCTTGCGCTCATACAGGCAATTCCGGAACTACTTGTCGCGGTCGGAAAGATTGCGTACTCACTGATTGAAGGCCTTTGGAATGGAATCGGCGCGGCGTTCTCAGGTCTGTTTAAGGGACTTGGAGATCTGTTCTGGGAGTGGATAATAAAACCGATTAGGAAGCTTTTTAAAATGCATTCACCGTCAGTCGTTTTCTCCGGCCTCGGCGGAGACATGATCCAAGGACTTATCAACGGAATACTTTCAGCCGGTGGTGCGATCTGGAACGCCGTAAAGGGAATCTTCACCGGCCTCTGGGACAATATTAAAAATGTATTTTCCGGCGCGTGGGATCTCGGGAAAAGCGTAGTATCCGCAATCGGTGACGGAATAAAAGGCGTCGCATCCGGAGCTGTCGACCTTGCAAAAAACGCTGGGAGCGCAATTGTATCCGGAGCGGTCGACCTTGCAAAAGACGCAGGAAGCGCAATAGTCTCCGGAGTAAAGACCGCGGGAGGCGCGATAGTCTCTGGGGCGTCGGCTGTCGGCGGTGCGGTTGCGTCAGGCGCGTCGGCTGTTGCATCAGGCGCAGGCAAGGTGCTTAAAAAATTGAAGTTCTGGGATGTAGGATCTCCGAACATATCAGCCGATCACGTTGCGATGGTACACAAGGGAGAGCGGATTGTACCGAAAACTTTTAATCAAGACCTCATGAGCGGTAACACCATGATGCTTGCACCGGAAGCCCTTTCCTCTATCATGGCGTCGTTTACCGGGCTTGGTAGGCAATCTGTAAATATATCAGGAGTTGTGCCGGTTATGATAAACGACAGAGAAATAGGGCGCGCGGCCTTCGAATGGCTTGACGTTGCCGCTGGCGGTGCGTATGGCTATTAAGCTTTATATCTCAGGGGTTGAATTTAACTTCACCAACTCATTCAGCATACGCGAACAATCAGGCGCGTCGGCATCTTCTCAAATCGATGTATCTCCGATCGGCGACGCGCTTCCTCCCGTGTCCTGGCAGAGTGTCGTAATGGAAGAGGACGGCGCGCCTTTCTTTTACGGAATCATTCAGTCGGTCGATACACCTGAGTTTGTCAGTAAATATAATTGGTTTATCTATCCGATTACGGTTCTTTCTGGCGAGTCGATTTTTAACAACCGCCTTGTTTCTGAGTCGTTCAACGGTAAATATACTCATGAGATTGTAGACTATCTTTTCGACAATTACCTTGCCGAAGAGAACCTTACGAAGGGAACAATCTCGCAGTTCCAGCGGTACTACGAAAAATACACGGCGTCACGCCTTACGCTAGCCGACGTTCTCACTGAATTAGGCGACGCAGTTGGGGCTGTCGCGCGCGTATCAGAGGGGAAGGTTTTTTCTTTCACATCCCGCGAAGAGTTCCCGCTTGTCGATACGCCTGATACTGTCGCACGAATCAAGAAAAGCGAAACTGGGCAAACACTCAGGACAGTGCAATACGTATCAGGAGCGAACACAGAAACAAGCCTGCAGGAAAAATCTATTTTCTGGGTTGCCGAACAAACCGAACAGCTTGTCCCGTATCAAGTGTCAGAATTAAGAGCCTGCACAATAAACGCCATTCCCGTCGGTTTCGGGTTAAAGGGTGTTGACGAGAGCGACGCGACGAAAACATTCCTGTGGAAGTACGGCGAGAACGTGATCATAGTTAACCCGAACGCAACAACTAAGCCTGATGCGGGTGATCTTGTCGCGTTTCAGTACATGGGGTTTTACTCGGTCGAGATTGCCGAGGAAAACGAATCGCTTAAAAACGAAATAGCCGCGCTGTCTGGATTGTCAGGGAAGATTGAAGCAGTCGAGATTGATACCTCTATCACAAACTACACAGACGGAAAAAACAAGGCATTCGACCTACTCTCGCAAAACGACGAGCGCGAGGAAACAATATCTTGCACGTGCGAAGACTTGTT